ATCAAATTGATTGATATTCTCCCGCAGGCTAAGGATCACCTCATCCATCGGCTTGAGGTTGCCATTGGTATCCAGCACGTCCGCACCAAGTTTGCGCATGGCGTTGGACAGAATCTGGCTGCCACGGGTGAGGCCGAGCAGTTCTTCATTGCTGCCACCAGCGGCAATCTGCAGCCTAGTTAGGCCGGTGCGCAGTGCTGTGCCAGCCTCACTACCCCTGATGCCATTGTTGGCCAATAATGCCAAGGTGGCGGCGAGATCATCAACACCAATACCTAGATTACGAGCAATGGGCGCAGCGTATTTGAACGATTCTCCAAGGTCAAGAACAGTCTGGTTAGAACTGTTGGCGGCATTAACCAGGGTGTCTACAACATCACCAGTTTTGGATGCTTCTAGACCAAACGATCTAAGCGAGTCGGCAACGATTGATCCCATGTCCGAAAAGGACACTGCCGTTGCTTCGGCGCCGGTGACAATGCCGCCTAGTGCTGCCTTCGTTTCATCAGCGGAAAATCCAGCTCTGCTAAGAGCAGTCGCTAGCTCTGCTACCTGGATCGGCGTACCAGCGGCAACTGATGCAACATCTTCAATTGACTTCCGCAGCGAATCAAACTGCTGCCCACCTGCAATAGCGGCAGCCTTGCGCACCTCCTGATCAAACTGCGCAGCGCCTTGCACCACTCCACGCAGTGCTTGAGTAACGCCAAAACCAGCTAGTCCAATCGCTGCCAGTGCTGGACCCAGCTTTTGAATCGTGCCCTGAAAACCGCCACTGGCACTTGTTGCTTTATTCAGCTCTGATTCAACCTTGCGGACTTCGCCTTGCAGTTCCTTGAACCGCTGACTGCCAATCTGCGTCTTATCCAGTTCGGTTCGAAGCTCACCCAGCCTGGCGCGAAGGCCATTGATACTGCTTGAATCAGCATCAATCTTGACTTCACGCGAGCTGATCTCTTTGATCTGCGCACTTAGTGCCTTAATGGTTGCGTCTGCCTGCTTGTACTCGCTTGAATCTGCTGACAGCTTGAGTTGTGATGATTTAAGTGCTCTGATCTGCGCCTGAAGATCAGCAACACTTGTTCCGGCGGTCCTTACTCCATCACCGAGACTTTTGCCAACAGCGGTACCGGCAGCCTGCGCCTGCGTCGGCAGCTGCTTAAAGGCATTCAGCAGTTCGCTGAAATCACCACCAACCTTGACCTGAAAATCACTCACGGGGTCACCACGACGGTTGGATTGGTCCAGCGGATGACGATCTGATCAATCACGCCGATGCCTTGCCCCGGTGCATCGCCTTCGATGCTGGTGCTGGTTGCACCGGGCAGCAACGCCACCACACGACCGGCAACGGTCTGCAGCTGACCGGCCGACTGCCAGCCGGAGACATAGATCCGCCAGGTGGGATTCGTCAGCGTCTCGGTGCTCAGCATTACCTGCTCAGCGAACCGTGGCACGGCAGTAATGACGATCTCGATGCCGTTTACCACCGTGCCAGGCGGCAGCTGTTCATTCGCCGCCAGCACCGCCATCGCGGGCATTGTGGACCCACTGGGCAGGGTGTACGTGCCAAGCGCCGCTGCGATGGCCGTATCAGCCAGCAGCCGGTCATAGATCGCCTGTGCAGTGGTCGGCAGGGCCATGGCTCAGTTTTCCGGCAAACTCACCAAACGCCAGCCAGGCCATGGAACTGCCACTGCAGGAACAGCTGAGGAATGAGCAGTGGCGGCGAATGATTCAGGGTGCGGGCAGCCGCGACCTAGAAAACCTGAAAACCGTTGCGCTGGCCATCCTCGACTATGCCGAAACCAACCGACAGTTCGCGTTGCAGCAGGCCGCTGCAGGGTTGCCCAGACAGCAAAACACCCCAGCCGCCTGAGCAGCCGGGGTGCAGCAGAGTGGAGATCAGAACTCCAGCTCATAGGGCCCGTAGGCCCGCAGGGTGGTGCTGTACTTCACGATCTCACCGGCGGCATTGGACTCCTCGAAACCGGTGAAGCGGCCGTAGCCGTAGCTGGTTTCATTGAAACCAACGGGGCCGATCCGGGCGTACTTCACCATCAGGCCCTCACGCACCGATTCCTTGGCCGCGATCCGCATCAGCTTGTAGGCGGCATCGTTGTGGTTGGTGACGCCCTCCAGGCTCCAGCTCATCGACTTGCTGGTAGCGATGCTGGTATCAAACGACTTGGCTTCGTCGTCGTAGGTGGTGACGGTTTCCTCGCCCTCAGACTCGCTGGGTGCGCAGTTGGTGAGGCCCAGCAGGCGAATCGGTGCATCGGTGCCGTTGAGCAGCAGCGAAGTGCCAACCACCTGGCCGCTGTCTACCGTGGCCTCGGTGATGTTGGCAGCGGTCAGAGCAAACGACAGGGTGAACGGTGCGGTAGTGGTCACGGCAGTCACCACCCGAGTGCCATTGAGGGCAGCGAACGGCGCGGGCAGGCCACTGACGCCGATGGTGGCGCCATTGGCGATACCGTGTGCAGCGCCAAAGGTGAGCGTGGCCACGTTGGATGCAATGGCAGCCTTGGTGACAACCTTGCCCTCGCCAGCCAGCAGCTTGAACGTGGGGCCGGTGCCGGTCGGCACCACCAGTGCGGTGTTGGCCATCACCGTGGTGTTGTCGATGAACTTACCAGCACCGAGGCCTGCATTAGGCAGCAGGGTGGACAGGTTCACCGATCCTTTCTTCAGGACCTGGAAAAAGAAGTTGTAGCCGTAGGCCTGCGAGTAGACCGAAGACATGGGGATGCGTGATCGCTTCCCTTTCAGCGGTCCACTACCCGGTATGCCGTGCTGACGGCTTAAGGATGGCGCGGAAACCTAGCGGCAACCCGCCCTGTGCCTGCTGCTGTGAGCTGTTACCCCCGTGGTGTGTGCCACTGCCCAAACAACACCCGCAAGCCGTTTCAGGCACGGGTGTGGTGGGCTGGTCGGTACTGGAGCCTTGGGTACTTCGCCAGCATCACGGAAGCTGAGATCAAGGTGAATCGGGTGTATCGGGAGATGGCCGAGTGGAAAGAGATGCAGCTTCCTCCGCCCACACTGCTCCCACTGCTCCAGAAACGGGAGCAGGCACTGCAAGACAGCACACCGGCTGATCCTCACCAGGCCAGTGAAACTGCCGGGTCTGGCCTGTAGCGGTGCCTTCCGCGATCAGGAATCCTCGCCAGCCATCGGCGGTGGGTTCAGGCGCCAGCAGGATGGCATCAGTGGCGATGAGCGCGAGCCGCTGGGGTGTTGGCTGGCCTTGGCCGGCAGTGTGCAGCACGTCGTAGAACGCGAGGGCGAAACCTGGGAACTGGTGCTGGTTGAGCAGCGCGAGCATGGCAGCACCAGCCTCTGATGGCGGGCGTTCACCAGGCTGCTGCTGGCGGAAGAAACAGAAGTCTGCCAGCGGCGGCGGCTTGCCGTCAGCGTGCGCGTTCACATAGGTCTGAGTGAGGGATGCGACTGGGAGCTCAGCCCAGTGCAGCTGCTGCATCAACCAGCGCTCACCTTCCTCGATCGCTTCCGTGATGTAGGAGACGGGGAGGGATGCGAATCGTTCGCGGCTGAACTCAGGAGCAGCGGGCCAGAGTCTGCGGCATCGCCAGAATGCTGCGGCCCAATCGGTTGGGGCGGGGCTGAGTTGTCCTGAGGCGCGAGCTTTCCCAGCGTTTCAACCATCCCTTCGATCAGTTCTTCAGGGGATTTGGCGGGCTGGTGACCGTTCTGTTCATCGCCGATGAAGTTGTAGATCGCGGTTTGGAGCGGCTCGGGCAGCTCGGATGAATCAGCTTCGGTCCAGGCTTTGCAACCGGGCAGCCGGTGGGCGATGGCAGCGGTAACGGTGCGTAGGACCTGCTGGCGGTGCGCCTTGCCGAGGGTGATGGTCATCTCAGCGATCAATGCGCTGTGGGAGAGCATCAGGCGCTGCTCTGCGGGCTCCAATGGCACGGGGATGCCCAGCCGGGTGGAGAGGATACGGATCGCCAGGCGTTGGGCATCGATCTCGCTGTGGCCGCTGGCTAGGAGTGCATCAGCCAGCCTGCTCGACTCACGGGTAACGACTGCCTGGTATTCGTGTTCCCTGATGGCGATCTCTTCACCAGCCAGCAGCGAGCCGAAGACGGGGAACTCAAGGGAGCAGACTTCACCGTTGACGGTGGCGGAGATGGTGCGCGTCTCGCGCTTGGGCGCGACAACGAACGGAAGTTGAGGCACGACAGCGCCGGGGTGGGGTGCCGTAGGTTTCCGGCTCAGCGGCGGAGCTGCGCTAGCCAGACGTTCCTGAGGCGATCGGCGACGTTGTAGGTGACGATGCCGGAGACGTTTTCCTGTCCGAGTACGGCGCGGGTCCAAGGGCGGGCGGGGAGTTGCACGCGGCGTGCGTTGCGGTTGCCCCATGGGAAGATCAGGGCGCCTTCATGCACGGCGGTGGCGTAGTTCGCTGACCATGTGAAGGTGGCCTGATACGGGCCGGTCATCTTGTAGGAGCCGGATTGCCGGAGGCTGCCGGTGTCGATGATGTTGCGTGGGCTGCCGGCAGTGCCAACGGTGCGCTTGGTTTCACGGGGCCATGCCCAGGCCTGAGCGGTGAAGGATTGCTGGAAGGCGCCATAGAGCTCACCCATCACGATCTCGGTGGCCCGTTGCGCGGCCTGTTCAGCGAGCTTGGCGAGGTTGCCTGATTCAACCGTGACGCGGACGCTCATTGGTCAGCCTGCCGCTTGAAACTCGATTCGGATCTTGTCGCCGAGCACCGATCGAACCTCAGCGCCGATGCCACCAGTGCCGAACGGATCCGCCAGGCCCAGGATCGTGACTTCACCCTGTTGCGCAGGCTGTGTGATCGTGGGGAGCTGCTCCAGCACGGTGAGGATCCCCCGGCCATTGGCACCAGGCAGCAGCCCTGCAGGCGCCAGGCCGGTTGTGGTCCATGTGAAGGCTGACCGTGCTGCCAGCCATGAGGTATTGGC